GAGTCAAGTCAAATCTGAATGTACCCTAAAAGTTCAAGATTTTGGATCTAAATTTGAGATGCCTAAAACCTTTGTTAAAAACGTCCTAAAAACGGGTATTTCCGATGAGCTTACAGCTCTCTCAAAGTTCAAAGAGATGAAGGAGCTTGCCAAGACTGATGGTGGAGCACGAAAGTCTAAGATTACTGGCATCCCTAAATTGGATGATGCAAACAAAGCTGGTACGGCTCAATCGAAAAAGTGTACCCTTATCGTCACAGAGGGTGATTCAGCTAAGACCCTAGCGGTCGCCGGTCTATCTGTGGTGGGTCGAGACCACTACGGTGTCTTTCCCCTCCGCGGTAAGTGTAAAAATGTCCGAGATGCTTCTGTGGCACAGCTAACAGGGAACCAGGAGTTCAATGATCTCAAGAAGATCTTGGGTCTCCAACAGGGGAAGGACTACAAAGATGTTTCAGAGCTTCGCTATGGTCGTCTCATGATCATGACAGACGCAGATAACGACGGTTCGCATATCAAGGGTCTAATTCTCAACATGATTGACTACTTTTGGCCTAGTCTCCTCAAGTTGGGATTTGTCGTATCGATGGTCACCCCTATTATCAAGGCTACTAGGGGTAACCAAACCAAGTCATTCTATACGGATTCTAAATTCAGAACCTGGTATGGAAATGGACAACCCGGTTGGCGTATCAAGTATTACAAGGGTTTGGGTACCTCAACTTCGAAGGAGGCGCGTGAGTATTTCAAGCAAATCGAAGATCTCACGGTCAAGTTTGACACAGATGTGATGTCTGATAAATCTATTACTTTGGCTTTTGACAAGAAAAAGGCTGATGATCGAAAGACGTGGCTTCTTGAAAGCACTGCAAAAGACCCCAAGGAGCTAGAGGTTCCTTACGGTAATGTGAAACAGTTGAACATCACCGACTTTGTTCACAAGGACCTGGTAAACTTCAGTCTCGCAGACCTCAAGCGCTCCATCGCACACGTTTGTGATGGACTCAAACCGTCCCAACGAAAGGTTATGTATTCATGTTTTCAAAAGAATTTGACTGCTGAGATGAAGGTGGCACAACTCGCTGCCTTTGTAGCTGAGAAGAGTGCCTATCACCACGGTGAAGTATCTCTCGCTGATACAATTGTAAAATTGGCGAATGATTTCATGGGCTCTAACAACATCAATCTCCTAGAGCCATGTGGTCAATTTGGAACACGGTTGATGGGGGGAAAGGATGCTTCTCAGACGAGGTACATTTTCACGCGATTGACATCCGAGGCTCGTAAGCTTTTCGATCCCAAGGATGATGCGATTCTTAATTATTTGGATGACGATGGACGGTCTATTGAACCAGATTTTTACATGCCTACTCTACCTATGATTTTGGTCAATGGGAGTGAGGGTATTGGTACTGGTTTCAGTTGCTACGTACCTCCATTCAATCCCAAGGATATTCGTGATAACATTACAAATGTATTAAATGGTAAAAGTATTCAAAAAATGAAACCCTGGTTCAAGGGTTTCAAGGGAGAGATTTTTGAACAAGATGATGATTCATGGGTGACCCAAGGTGTATGGAGTAGTATTGGGAGGACGGTTAAGGTGACCGAACTCCCCCCGGGACGTTGGACCCAAGATTACAAAGAATACCTCGATACCCTAATTGAAAAGAAAATCATTAGTGGTTTCACAAATAACAGTACAACTGAGAATGTGGATTTTCTCATTCAAGATTACAGTGGAAAAGATGCGGTTAAGGATCTCAAGCTTCAAAAGACACTCCGTACAACCAATATGCACCTCTTTCATCCAACAAAGGGTATTCATAAATACCAAAGTCCAGAACTCATTCTAAAAGATTTTATTGAGCTTCGCTACGAGTATTACAAGAAGCGGAAAGAACATCTCATCAAAGTTCTGGAGGCAAAGGCACAGATGTGTGATTACAAGTCTCGATTTGTAACCATGGTCATCAACGGTGATATTATTGTATTTCGCCGTAAAAAGCAAGAACTCGAAAATCAACTTTCTGGACTCTTCCCACAAATTGGTGGAACATATGACTACCTTTTGAATATTAGAACCGTTCAGTACACGGATGAGAGTGTTCGTGAACTTCTCAAAGAATCCGAACAGGCGAAAAGGGATCTTGAGATTATGAAGTCTACTACAGCTATGGACATGTGGAAGAATGATATTAAAAATATATAAACAATAGATAAGTATGGGTGAAGCTGCAAAGATTTCTCTCAAAGCTATTGGAAAGCAGGATACACACCTTCTTTCCAAAGACCCAGAAGACTCGTTCTTTAATTATAAGAATGATAAGATACACTCAGACTTTCGAAAATATCATAGAAGTCGTAATGTTGTTAACCCTGGTGCTATTTCAGGTTGGCCATTTGGTCAAACTATTAAAGTGCAATTCAATCCACAAAATATGGGTGATCTTTTGAGTAACATGTGGCTGAGTATCACAATACCACGTCTCACAGATTTTGGTGGTGGTAAAAATTACGCAGACCAATTGGGGAGACATATTCTAAAAAGTGTCACTATGTTCGTAGATGAACTCGAAGTTGAAACAATTCATGATGATTGGGGTATTATTTACGATGAACTTTATTTAGAAATATCTGAAAAAGTAGCTAATAGATTTCTTGTAAATAGAAACATAGGTTATGACGACTCCACTTTGGATGCATTTAAGGACCTTTCACAATATTCTGCTGATCTCATGATTCCTTTACACTTCTTCTTTTCCAGGAAATACGCAAGTGATGAATATTCTTCAAATAAACCAAATCGTCCATACTTCCCAGTATGTGCTGTACACCGTCAAAAAATAGAATTTGAGTTGGAGTTTCACCCACAAACTTTTTTTACAGATACGGGGACTACACTCTCACTCCCAGAGTTTAAACTCGTTACAGAAGAAATCACATTAACCCCTGAAGAACGTCAATATTTGGCGACTAAACGTCAAACATTTATAACTGATATTGTACGTAAACACCCTAGTATTATAAGTACACCAAATGATACAATGATTCGAAATAACCTTGTACCCAACATTCCAGTGAAATGTATTCATTGGTTTTTAAGAAATGAAAAATTCGAAGATGCTAGTGATTCTACGGGTGGTAAATCCTTACAAGAGGAGAAGTATTATCAAAATCGTTTCAATTTTTCCTCTAATGTGCATTTTGATGAGACAGGTACATTCTTCTATCCCATAATGGATGAAGCAAGTTTTTACATAAATGGAAACAGATTACCAAATGTTTCTAAAACAAATCACTATTATTACAAATATTTAATTCCATTTAGAAATAGATTAGCAAGGCCTATCAGAAATATTTATACTTATAGTTTCTCGATGAATCCGATCAATGTGGAACCATCGGGGAACTTGGATTTTAGTCAAATAAAATCTGATAAAACGTCTATAGAAGTGAAGTTGGACACATCGTCTGATTCACTTGTAGACACGTCTAGTAATAACTATTCGTTAAACATGTATTACACGGGTTATCAAACGTATATATTTGATAAGGGATTTATGTCACTTGCTTATTAAACAGTGAGGTCTTATTATTGGAGATGTAGTCTATGATATTATTCTTAATACACCATTTGATGAAATTCAACTGTGCCAGAGTTGTATGAATTTCATGAGATGTCCCAGGGATGGTATACGGAAACTTCTGTGAACGACAAAATGGATCAAAGAGTTTCTTCGAGTACCCATCTAGACTCGACTTATATGCACAATGTACGGTAAAGAGCTTACCATCCTGTGTCGTATAAGTTGTATTATTCTTTTTTGCGTAATTCGTTATAAACCACTCCAAATTTCTAAGTGATATACCACTTGTCTTGTCTAGAATGTTCATTAATTTAGTTCGATTCTTTTCCTCATTGTAAAAGCTGTTTATTGATGTTAGTAGAATGGTCGATTTACTCATTATTTAATATAAGGACACAAATCTATAAGCTTGTTTTTACTTTCACATGCGGGACACCCTTTAACGAACATTTGTTCAGGTCCATGTGTATGACTATTTACACTGGGTAGATCTCGTTTTTTAATTTTGTCACCTTGAACTTTATGAAATTTACAGTACCCACCGTCAACGGCTTTAAATGAACATCTATGTGTGACACCATCTTTGATTTTTGTACCTTTACATATGGTAACATCATCCGTCTCTCTCAATAGTAGATCTAGAGGGATACCATGCACTTTTGATATTTCATCAAGTTTTTTATTTACTCGTTCATTAGCTTCTTCATCGATCATGTCGTACATAAATTCATTGCATGATTCTTCTAAGAGATCGGGAAGATGATCGTTAATTATATTTTTGATATTGTCAATTACAATTTTTGTAAATTTATTTTTGTTTGTCATGCCTTATCATTAGATTGCGCGTAGTTTTTAAATAAGTCTTCAACAGAGTTTTGTTTTTGTCTAAACATTTTAATACGATCTCGTAATACCAATGCCGTACCTTCACTACTAAGATTATTCTTTTCACATTCTTCAATCAATTGTTCCTTTTTCATACCACTCAAGGCTGGACCAGTGACTTTCTTTGGTGGTTTATACTGTTCAATGATTTCACCAAATATTTCCTGCTTTGTATTTTCAAATAGAGGGTCGAGAAGATCACACACCGGATTCAAAAATTTATTCACGAAGTAGTAATGGTAATCGACGGGGATGTTATGCTCTTCAACATACTTTGGATCTTCAGATTTCTCAAAAGCCTTCGCCTTAGAATTGTCTGTTTTTGTAAGTAGATATGGCACCCGGTCACCGGATTGTGGTTCAGATCCAGGCTTTCTTTGTCTCATTTTATTGACCACTTGAACATGAGCCTGATTTATGTGTATACTTTCAGGACTACTAATCGAAACACTCTTTCCACCAACTTTGTATGAATCTGAGAGTGATTGACTCAAAATGAGTTTATCATGTGATATTCCACCTGATAGGAGTTCATTTGCTCTCTCCCTCGCAAGTTCTTTTGGAGGACCCGGATCCCCAGAAGTTAAGACCACATCTAATAGTTCCTTACACACTTCTCTCATGTGAGGTGTGTTATCTCGTCGAACAAGTTGGAGACCTTTCACATCTATATAGTCCATATGCATTTTATCATCTTTACCCTTGGTCCACAACTTGGCTGCATATCGTTTCTTCGAGTACAAAAAATAAGGCCAATAGACCTTCTCAAGCTCTAGGTTATTTGGCTTCTTGAAAAGGGCTGAGCACTCCTCCGCAGCTCGTTCACCAATCTCCCAACTATACTCGATAGCTTCTACACCCTTACGATCACCTACATCAAACTCAACCATGACAGAATCCGTGTCACCATATCTTACCTTCGCACCGGGGAAGTTTGCCTCAACATAAGTCTTAGTTTCTTCAATCATACCACGACCCCTACACGTTGTCGTAGATGCAATAGGTACACATGGGAGAATACCTTTACCTGCACCTGTAAAACCATACACAGAGTTCATTGAAACTTTATAGGCCAACTGTTTACCATTGTACACCTCCTTCATATAACCTGTTGCAGCTGCCATATCTCTTTTGGCTTTTTTACGAAACTGTTTAAGCTCCGTAAGAATGGCTGGTAATAGACTCGGTACATCTTGTGCAAACTTATACGTCTTATTTCCAATGTTAAATGTTTCGTATGTAATCCCGGGGATCTTACCATATCGTCGCTCATCCATGACGTATGTAGAATAACAGAGGTTGTGGGCCATCATGATACTCGGATACAGAGCCTCGAAATCTAGGGCTGTGATTGGTGTATAATACGCACCTTTTTGGGCTTCTAGAACCGTTGCACCTTCGTATTGCTCTTCGGGGAGAGAACCATATTTAATCGTTGGTACCATGTAACCCAATTCACGAGCCTTTTTAGACAACTGACTAAATACCTTGATTTGCTGTCCACGTTCAACCAAAAAAGATACAGGTACCCATGTTGCCTTTGCCATCTCTACGAGGTTTAGTAGGATGCACATCTTTTTCATTAGTTTGTGTGGGAGAAGTGTATCTTTGATACAGTATTCTGCCACTTCGTATAACTTTTTAGGATCACCTTCTACAAAACGAGCAAACATTTCTTTGGGAGCCATATCAATTTTTTGATCACCGAGATACAGTTTAGAAACGTTGTTGAGACTGTACGAATCTAACTTGTATCCCTTTTTAACCTCATGAAACATATCGAATACAAAACGACCAGACATAGGCAAGAGTTTTAGAAAGTTATCACCCAGAGCACTCGAGCTTAATTTTTTCATCACCAAGTGACACTCTGTATCCTTGAGTTTACCAAGCTGATAAAAATCAATCCCACACCCAACCATAGCAGCACGTTTGTAAATGTACTCTAAATCAAATCCAAAAATATTCCACCCAGTGAGAATGTCAATATCTTTTTCGTTCATATATTTTTTAAACGCTAAAAGCATTTCCTTTTCAGTATCAAAACTAATGACATCAGGTCCGTCGGTCTTTTTGTAGCATAAACACACTTTCTCATATGGTTCATCACTACCAAACTTACACAGAGAGATTGCGATTTGAAAACAAGCATCATCGGGGACGTTTGGATCTGGAAATTTACCAGTAGAACTATTACATTCAATATCAAACGAGGCAACAATAAATGGGGCAATATCATCTCGTTCGACTGGTTTAAGTGTTGACCAGTCATTACACCATAAATCAATATC